CCAGGGCTGAATAGTCAGTAACGTCAATTACTTTTCTTCTCGCCATAGTTAAATTATCGCTCTAGGAGTATGTTATAAATCTCATCAACACGCGAGTTTAGACGTTTAATTTCGCCAAGCAAGTGTGTGATTACATAGCCTGACAACCCGCCTATGACTGCAATGGTGGCAATGTAAAGGCTAAAGAAATCTGTCTGTGTCATTTTTGAATAACTAACGTTGACAGGTTAGATGTGCCTGATGATGTGATTGCATAAATTGCATTGCCGTGATTCTGAACTACAACCTTATCGCCGTTGTCCATCCGGTAACCGTTGGCAACAGTTACATCAGCACCGCCTAAATACAAAGTGCCCGATGATGAATGAAAGTGGACTTCTTCAGCTGCGTTATCTACAGGAATTACAATAGAAGCTGTGGTTGTTACTGTGTAGTTCGCGCTAGAGATTGTCATTTTTTAGGAGTCGCATATCCAAAGACACCGGCAAGGACAGCCCAAAGCACAGCACGATAATCAAGTGCAAAATTGCTTGCAGCCCAAGCTGACAAGAACGCGCCTGCGGTTAGGAATAATGGGTGTTTCATTGTTTGCCTCCTAGCATAGGTATTTCAAAAAAAGAACCATCTTCATCGCCTTTAGCCGTAAACGAGATATGAATGTGGCTGGTATGTGCATTGACTCCAGAGTATTTACGCCATTTATAATTAAGAACCCAGGAGGCAATTCTGCCGTTGTGGATGACATAAGCGATGCGCTTGTCTTTCTTTGCGGCAAGCCTAATTTGATTAGCAAGATGGGCTGAGGTGTTGGCTGGCCCACCCAAATCTGCCGTACAGTCAAAGGCTCTAACGACCATAGAAGGTGGCAAAGGATTATGGTCTGACTTAGACGCTGAGTGGCGTGTGTCCCCAATCCACCCATCCGAACGCCTAGAACGATCTCCGAAACTGTCATCTATTTGATTTCGAAGTTGAACGCCTGCTTTGCATAGCCAAGGTTTCACGCTAGTAGCAAAGCCGCTTCTTCGGCAGTTATGCCTAAACGTTCTAACAAGGCTGCTTTTTCTGCACTACGATCAACGTCAATAGTTGTGCCATTATGTTGTGCAACAACTTTTTCAGCCTTTGCTTTGTCAGTTTCGGCAATGTCGAGACGTAGAATTTCCAGTTTTACATTTGGTCTACCTGTTACTGCAACACCAGCTGCGGCTAATTCTTCTAAAAGTTCTTTGCCGTTTAAGTTTGTTGGCTTCTTGAATTCAATCATGTTATGCTCCTAAGTAATCTACGCCGAACCAAGAATACTTCCAGGTTGCGTCAGATGTTAACAATGTTCTTGTGCCGCCTGAATCTTGGAAAACTCTGGTATCTAAATAATCATTAGCTGCTAAGTTCATTGTGAGGCTCATTGAATTCACAGTTGCAACATTTGTTGCGCTCGCGTGGGCTGCTGTTATAGCATAATAGTTATTGTTTAGCCATAAAGTAGAGGCTCGTTCTCCTGCTGCGCCTCCTGAAATATAATGCGTAAAATAGACTTTATACTTGCCAGCAACCGGAATTGTTATTCTTTCGGTATTTGTAGAGGTTGAGTGAAAATTGTTTGTATCAAGCAATTCAGTATTCCAGGTTATTGTGGTGTCTGCGTTATTGGTTAAAGAAATGCCAGCGTTTCCAGTTAATAAGCAACCTGCAAAAGTTGAGCCGCTTGCTCCACCTACTGCTACCCAAGCAGAACCACTGTAATACTCAGTTGAGTTAGTGTCCTTCAAGAAAGACATGTTGCCTTCTTGTGGGGAAGTAACGGCTGCTGTTCGAGCAGCTGCATCTGCGAATACCCAGACACCCTGCATCAAATAGCCGTTTGTGTCTGCGGCTGATAAAACATCGCCGGTGTTAAAAGTCTTAAAACCTAATCCTGCTGCCATCTTATCCCCTTAATATGTCATTACTGACGTGCCGATTATACCGTATAAAGAACTATTTAGAATGAAACTGTCAATGACCGGCTCAGATGTTACAAAGGTTGTATTCCAAGTGCCTGGAGTGATTTCGTGTGCTACTCCCATACATTGCAAAGTTTTGTCAATAACTGTGCCATCTTGCCCTATGTTCTTTACACGGATGGTGTCGAAGAAATCCAGGGTAAGAGCTGCTGTTGTGCCTGCTGCGTAGTCGGCAGTGTTTAGATCAAGAGTAAGGGCATCAACCCGTAGAGTGGTCTCTGCCCGTGTCGCAGTATAAGCCCTGGCTATATCTAATGCTTGTGCGTCTGTCTGGACTAGCAAGTCTGTGGCTGTGTAAGAATGTGGGAAATACTTGATTTGGCTATCTGTGTTACTGGCAGTCTGGGCTGTGCCACCTGCGCGAGTGATGGAAGTCTGGTTAATAATCAGCTTGTCATCTAGGGCAGTAACTATGTTGCGGTATGAGATGCCAGTGCCGTCATTGCTAAAGAATGTTGGGTTAGCACCAGACTTGCTTTGAATAGTTGCTCGGCTTAAGAATTCAGCGTTGCCGGAAGGCAGCACATAGAAAGCCCCTTGTTCTGAGAACTCCATGTTCTTTATGGCTTGAAGTGAAGTGCGAGAAGTGCCAGGATCAGCCTGAACAGTAGTTGACCCTGACTCAATGCTACGCATGGATGAAGGGAAGCCGATTGTGTTGAGAATATCTGTAATTCGATTGCCTGTGGTCTCACCAGCAGTTGCGCCTGTAACAGTAGTAATGGATGACATATTAAACAAACGGAAAGCATCAACTAGTTCTATATCTACATATCCTATGTTTTGTTCTTTATCCCAAGTGTAGTTGTAGGCAATCGTGTAGCCTGAGAACAAGAATTCCTCATCTGCTGAAATACGCACTTTACGCAAGGGAACTAATTTCCCTGCATACTGGGAAGTCAAAGAAGTTGGGTTCCAGTCTCCGTTTAAGTCTATTACGCGTATGGTGGCTGTGCCAGCTTGAAATTCCTCTTGCAACAAGTTATAGCCACGTCTAATTGAAACTCTATTGACTTGATTTGAAATATCTACTGTGTCAGCAGCGGCATCTGCCAGCGTGTTTGTGCCAAGAATTCCTTGATCCAAAATAAACGGATAGCCAAATGTAGCACCAGATGTAAAATCAAATACGACAACAAGGCTAGGTGTTGCCATTACGAGTTACCACCAGCAAAACTCTGAATAGTGCTGTAGTTATTGCTGTTGCCATTGGCTGAGTTGTTAACTGAGGCCACGCCAATACCGTATTGAGCAGCTGAAGGGTCTATGAATATGCGTAATTCGGTAGCAGTAAGTGATGAGTCATATTGACTGTAGCCACCGTTTATAGGGCCGCCTCTAGCATCCAAAAATGCAAAATCAGGATTATTAGCATCGGCAGCCGCGGCTGCTGCGTCTATAGAAAGTTGTTCAGCACCAGTAATTATGCTTGGTGTGCCTAGACTTGCAAGTCCATTGCGCACTTGTTGTAATGCTTTCATGGCTTCTAGGGCTGACTTAGCGTAATTGCCAAACGGATCAACACTTGCAGCCATCATTGCGGCTATTTGAACAGATAGAAGTTCCTGGGCTAACTTGGCAGAAGCATCTGCATTGCCTAGCAGAATCTCACGTTGAAGTTTAAGGCGTAGGGTTTCATCCTCAGTTAATTTGCCTTGTAGCGCAGCTGTATTCTGAATCAAATCTAAGTTAAATACTGCATTGGCTTTGTCTAGGACTGCTTTAGCCTTTGCAAGTGCTGTTTGCTCTTTTAGTGCCTTTGTCTGCTTAAGAAGCATTGCCGCCAATTCCTTTTGGCGTTTAGCAGCTTCTTTATCTTGCTTAATACGATCTTGTGATAATTTGACAAAACCAGGAGTTAAACCAGGGTTAATCTGAGACATAGGGTCATAAGTAGTAGGTGCTTTACCGTATAAAAAGTCAAACAAAGGATTAGAACCATTACCAGTTCTTGCTCTGGATTTTGCTTGGCCAAGTGCGCTAATTGCAGGGTCAGTCAATTTCCCTATCAATTTGCCCATTTCAACAATAGCCAAACTAATACTAGATGCCATATTATCTATGGCATTTGTAGCATCTTTAATGCCTTGATCTTTGCCTACAATAGATTGTAAAGCTGTTACTAAACCTTTACCTATAGTTTCTTTTGCATTATTAGAAGCAATAGTTAAAGCGTCAATTTTGCCAGAATAAGTTTCAGCAGCCAAAGCAGCCTGACCTTGAAATCTTTTAGTAATAAGTTGTTGAATTTCATCAAATGATTTGCTGGCCAATTCAGCCTTAGTCAAACCTAACTTATATTTGTTTAGGCCTCTAGTATTTCCTACATAAGCCTGAGTTAAATCATTAACTGTAGTGTTTAAGTCAACACCTGCACCAGCAGAAGCGTTTAACGCAACAGTCAATAATTCTTTAGATTTAGTGTATGACTGTGTGGTGGAAATTAACTTGCTAAATGCAGGGCGCAAAAGGTCATCTGCTACTGCATAAGTTTTTTCTAAGCCAGCAATAAGTGTTTCAACGTTAGTGGTCTCATAAGCCATACCTAAGTTTGTAACTGTGCGTGCTAATTGCTGTGCTGCTTTATCGTCAGCCGCAAATTCTTTAACTGATGCTTTACCAAATCGAAAAGCCTTTTGTGCGCCAGCCAAACCAACATAAGCCTTAGCAAGTGATTTGACTCCAGCCTGGAGTCCAAGAACATCTTTGTTGGCCTTGTTAAATGCTGGTTTGCCTTTGTATTCAGCACCAATACCAACTACTAAATCAACTTTGGCCATTACGCACCTCGCTTATTCTTAAAGTTATTTGCTGCATTTTGCAAGGCTTTCATTACTGCTGCGGTTGCTCTGCCTTGATCTCTATTCCATGCGGCAAACATGGCACGACCTTGCAGTCTGCCTTTGCCTTCCATTGGTCCAAAAGATTGAGCAAAGTTTGGTCTGCTTGATTTCTTAGTGCCTGGTGGCAAAACGCCAGCACGCTCATAAATAGCACCAACGGCAGACTTGTTACGAATAGAAGCTGCATAAGACCAGCCACGATAATTAGGTTTGGACGGGCTTGTGCTGAAAGATATTCCACGCTTAGCAATCTTTGAATCCCAAGTTGGGAATCTTGCTTCACTCATGGCTCTAGGCCGCCACCCTGATAATGGGCTAACGGCTGGAATTAGATTACGAGCCTGCTGCACGATTGGCTTTAATGCGGCAGCCATTTCCTTCTGTGTTTCTTTGGCTAAGTCAGGCTCAAAATTCTTTAGTGCGTAACGGAGTTGCTTAACGCCTTTTATTTCCGTTGCCACTATTCATTTCCTTTGCTCTGTCTTTCATAGCCATCAAATAAGTCTTGAACATTCGCACATCCATATCTATAAAGGATTGTGCAGGGATTCCCGTTTCTAGGCTCATTCGTGCAATGAGATAGGTCAGAGAATCCCTAGTTAAAGCAGGGGGTCATCGTCAAGAACTTCCACACGGACTAGCGAATCTATGAAGTCTCCAGGGAAAGGCTTAACAGTTTCTCCTGATCTACGGATACACTCCCAAGCCAACCAATACACATCACTCTGTTTTTCATCTTCACGAAAGGCCTTATGCAGACCTTTCTTTGCATAGATTTCAAAAGCATATTCTATTGCCGGTGTGATTTGGTGAGTAGTATCGCTACCATCCACCCTTACTATTCTTAACTTTGCCATGTTAGCCCTTTTCTTTTAGTTGATTAGAATGTGCCTGTTGTTGCTAGAGCAGTTGTGCTGTTGCAAGTAAAGGTAATGTCAAACATTGCTTCGTCTGCGACTGCGCCGTTGATGTCTGGAATGTTATCAATAAGAATTGTGCCTGTGTATAGTTTGTTGGTTGCTGATACTGATGCAACCTTATCCTGAATTGCTGAGAACGCTACGGTTGTGCCGTATGCAGCTTGTAAAGTCGCAAGGACTGAGCCTGCTGCTGTGTCATTCAAGAATGATACTGTAATCGTGTCAGCTGACAGCCCGGTTACAAATTTGTGAGCTGTATCACCCATCGCCGTGACCTCCAGCTGATCTGCTTGGCGGTTTAGCGTAAAGGCTGTAACGTGATCTGATAGATCAACTGTTGCAATCTTGAAGCCAACTTTGTTGTTTAAGAAAATTGCCATTGTTTATTCCTCGTCTTTCTTGGCTGGTGCCTTTGGGGTGGATTCAATTTGACCAATCTTTTTCAGAAAAGCCAAATCTTCAGGTGTTAGATTAGTCATTTTTATGCCCAACTCGTGAGTATGCTCAAACGGATTTCCGTTGTGAGTAGGTCTCCAGCTGTTGTATCAACTGATACTCCAGACACAGAGCCAATGTTATAGTTTAGCGAAGATGCCGCTAGTTTAGTGAATACGTCAACAATAAATTCTTCCATGTCCATCAAGCTGCCTTGATTATCCAATAATGGAAGATAAAGTTTAATTCTAAAGTTAGCCAAAGGTGCAACAGTTATATGTTGGTTATTGCTTGGAACAATATACGGATCATCAGGTTCTATGACGCAACTGTTAGCCAACGGACTGGCCGGAGGGTATGAAAACACCGACCAAACCGTTGGATTACTTAAAGCCGTTGCAATGGTAGAACGGAGAGTTGTGACGGCAACTGTCATCCGACTAATCCATTCGGGTTTAAGTAATTCGCAATTAAACCTCTGACCCGGGCGAGCAATGTGTTACCCATCCGGTATGGTGACGGCGTGAATCCGTCTGGTGATACGCCACCGGCATTAGATAATTGACGGCTTTGCCAAATGTCAACCGCTATGAGCAAACTAGCTTCTCTAATTTCGGGGATGGTAGCAAAATCAATGTTGGTTGTTGCTGCAACAGTCGCAAAAGGTTGGATAGGGTTTTTCACTTGATCTGAACCTGTTGCTGCGTATGAGATTGAATAATTGTATGCAATTAAAGAATAGTTTTGATAGTTAAGGGCAGACACTTGGGTTGCGCCATTAATTTCAGTAATTGTCTTTGTTCCATTAAAGGGGCTACCCGCATTAGAGATCGTCACGCTCTGGCCAACATACATACCATGTGGTTGTTGAAAATAAAGTGTTGCTACATTGTCAGTTAAACTTCTTGCAGCTGCATAATAATTGTTATACCATAAATGCCCTTTAATTATATTTTCTGCTGCCTGACAACATTCTTCTACAACAGAATTATCGTAAAGAGAACCAATACCGAGCACAACCCTCAACTCACTCTGGGTTACAAATGTGGCTGCCATATTTTCCTCTCTAATTAAAATTGTGTGGGCTAAGGGCTACAAAGCCCACACAACACTATTGCTAAGTGTTAGTTATGCAACCATCCACTTGTATGCGCCGGCCGCCACTTTACTGGCGATTGCACCGTAGCCATAGTAGGCCACATTTATTTGTCCACTGGCAATTACAGCCGCTTCCAACTTAAAGGTTGGGCTTTCGTACCATGTGAATGAATCTGGGTTAACAACGATGATTGAACCATCGCCTGTTCCTGAAAGGTTACGGTCCACATACAAGTTGTAGCCGTTTATATTTCCGCGTAGTGATGTTGGTGCAGCGTTACCACCAGCGTTCATTGGTGCTACTGCTGTATAGATAGCCCGGTTTGTTGAATCAACAAGTCCCATGATTGCGCCCCATTGATCTGGAGACACAACAATGTTTTGTGCAAATCCAAGTGTGCCAGAATAAATTGACACTGCTGAGTCTGCAACAAAGTCAAGAAGGTTTGCTGCTGACATTGTGCGGTTTCCACCATCTGTTGCTGCTGCTGCAACTACTGTTGCAACGCGTGCATCAGTTGCTTTAGCGTACGCAAACTCCATGTTCTTAACAAGTTCTTGAAAGAACGCCGGAGATGACCGGTCCAGAATCTCAACTGAGAATACTTGTTGACCGGCGAACTTCTGTACGCTTACTGAAAGATAAGCATCTTCCATGTTAGTTTCTGATGGTGTGCCAGCTTCTGCTGTAACTGCAACTGTTGGTACCGCTGAAATTTTAGGAATTTCAAAGGTCATTCCGGCGTCCGGTAAAACTCCGCGAGAAATCGCATCGATAAATGGCCGGTCAGCATTTGCTAAGGGATTTATGACCTCTGTGAGCTGTCTTGTAGGTACGAGACCGGCGTTGTTAGAAGTTGATGCTGCTGCTAGAAGATATTGACGTGCATCGTCATCTCCTAATTTTGCACGAACTGTGTTCTCAAGGAATTTTTCCTTTGTGAACTCAAGGCGTGGTTCAGCGTAAAACGCTGCTGTTACTGTTGGGCGTGAGGCTTCAACCGCAGGGGTTTCTACTACAGCCTCAGGTGCTACGGCATCTGGAGTATCCAAGATGGCCTCACTTTCTGATTGTGGGATTTCGGTAAGTGCTTCATCAACAGTTTCTGCTGCTGATGCTGCAACGCTAGTTACTGCGGCGCTGTCAAAGGCCGCTGCTTGTACTAAAGATGTCTCGAACAGTCTGGCTGATTGGACATACAACACGCCGTTACGTGGTTCTGATGCTAGAACTTCGACTCCAACACTGAGCCCTGAACGAAGGCCGTCTGATGCTTCGATTAGTGAGTCTGTTCCGCGGCTAGTGTTGGAGACTTTGAAGGAAGCAAAAACACCCAAAGGTGTTTCATTAAAGCTGACTGCTTTCCCAATAGGTTTTTTTGCGTCATGTTCCAAAAGTAATTTCGACTTGCCTGGCTCTGGAAGTTGTATGCTTCCTTGTTCAAATACGACTTTGCCAATCGAGGTTTGCCCAATTTCGCCATCGTAAGGCACAATCTTGCCTGAAATTAATCTGCGACCTTGATCGCACTCAATATCGCTACTGAAGGTTAATTGCATCTGATGCACTTCCATTCGGTGATAGTTCTTCCATTGCCATAGCATCTTGAACTGAGATAAGTCCAAGTGCTAACATTTTTTCAATAACTAATAGACGTTGCATTGGATCAGCACGTAAGAAACCGGAGTCCAAATCGAATGACACGTATTGGGTTGAAGGGGTTATGTCATTCATAGACAACCGGGCCTCAATCGCAGAAATGTATGGTTGTAAAGATAGCGAGACAAATTGGCGCCGTTCGTCCTGGACATTGGCGTAGGTCATACTATTGTTCATGTCAGCACTAATGTAATATGCTGGCACGTTCATTAGGCGAGCAATTTCAGTTGCCATGTATTGCTTTGCTTCATTTAGCATCATGTCTTTTGGTGAGAATGATGCAGGTTGGAATTCCAAAGTGCTAGTAAGATATGCCGTTGACCGGTTATTTCTGGCGTTTCGCCAAGCTGCAAGTAATCCTTGAACTTCAGATACTCCTAAGTCAGCTCCGGTATTTTTCAACACACCGGAAGGCATAGGAGTTGCCGCTGCAACGCTAGATGCACGATCCAAATCTAAAGCTGCTGTCAAAGTGCGTGCGCCGACATTTAACAACCCATCGGTCATGCTCTGGAATGTGACCAAACTCCCAATTCCCGACATCGGTCTAACAGTTCCATCTACTTGGTAACCTTCGATGAATGTGTTTGTCTTGTTGTATTTAGGAATGACGCGAGAGTTAGCAACCCAGTTAAAGCGTGCAGGAAAACCGGAGTCAGCATAAACTTCAACAATTTCCCAATACGCTACGCCAAAAAATAACAAGCTATCAACTGTAAAAGCCATCGTAACTGCATAAGGTTGATTATGTGATGGTTGATCCATCCAAGGTGGTTTTGGTAAATCTTCGTCAGTGCGTTTCAATTCTAAAGATAGTTCCATTGCAGCAATTGTGTTACAAATTAAATTGCGGCAACGGTTAACTGCCGGAATTGACATTGCTGAAATTCTGTCAATAGATAAAAGGTTGTAAGGAATTTGATATTGATAAGTATCGGCCATCACTGGCGGTGCATACTGCGCTTCGATTACTTGTGGTCTGCTAAAGCGAGAGAATAAACCCATACACCAATCCTACCCTATTTGGCAAGTATTGTCTCATATATCAAGACATATATCAAACATATATTTGAGGTGTTGATTGTGGGCGTGTTAAGTAATGGATAATCATGGCACTGCAAATTGCGCTGGTCACATCGCCGGCTGATTTGCGTCTGACGATCCTCCAGCCCGCGTCATTAGTTTTTGCACCCACTGAGAACCAAGATTCAACAAGCTCTTTTTGCCCTGAATGAACCAACCGGAGATTCACAAAACTATCAAGAGTCTCACCGCACGCCTGGTAGAAGGATTGGCCGGAACAATCTTCCATTTTTTGTCCGCTTTGCTGGAGGCGTTGGGCAATAGATTGAGTCGCGTATTTGTCATACATAATTACACGTGGTTTGAACTTTTGCGCCCATGTGTGGACATCTGCCGCCATCTTTAGATCATCAATAGCAACATCGCTAGTCCAAAGCTGCATA